ATTCAGTAGTGTATATTTCAGCATGCTGATTCTCATAACGTTTATATTCCAGGCCGAATAAGGCATTCAAACCCGGCTCTAGTTCTTTGACTAGTTGTCCTCTAGAAATGGCCATAGTTATCCTCCTTATACTCCATTTACATTCATGTCTAACTCATGCTCGTTAATTCTAACTACCCAGTTGACGTTAGCTGAACCAACATCATTGTTGTCCGGGTCTCTAGATAAACCTAAGATCTGCAAAGTTGCAGATGAGCCATTCGCTAAAGTTGAATCATTTAATTCAACTGCTGACACGAAGTCCGGTGAGCTTCCTGCTGTATATTCGAGATCTGCAACGTTGAATATATCTGTTTTAGCAGAAGCACCAGTATTGTTTGTTTGTATTTCAAACCTCTGATACGGGTCATCAGAAATGAATCCAACAATATCTGTTGCAGTGTTAGATGCATTTAAGTGATTCGCAAAAGTAGGCTTGCTTGTAGTTGCGTCTGTAAAGAATACGCCGCCTAGTGATCCTAGTATTGCGCCTCCAGCACCTGCTACTTCAATTGTTCCGTCAGATTTCATTTTGACTGGGTCATTGAAATATATAGCAGTAGCCGAAGCAGCTATATCGTACTCGGATAAACCACCAGCGTCTCTATTCTGACCAACTTTTCCGATCGGTTTTAAACCGAACGCAGCGTCTTTATTTGCCATAGTTGTGTCCTCCTTAAGACATTTATTGATTTATCCTTTGATGGTTAAGAATTCTTATTAGGATTTCTTTGAGCCACCGAAGGTTACACGAGTCTGTCTATCTACATCGATAGGCATACTTGGGTGCTGCTCCTTCATAAGATCGTTATCTACCGCTTTAACTTTATCATCATGCATTTTTGCATAATAATCTGTTCTCTGCTTTGCGATCTCTTCCGGTACCCTTGCAAGCAAAAGGCCACCAACTCCGATCACGCCCTTGTATTTACCATCTTCAACTACAGGATAATCCGAATCAGGATATTCATCTGCTCTTACTAATTCATAGCCAGATCTTAATCTGCCTTGAATATTTTTAGAGTCATTAAATCCTAAAGACTCAGATCTTAGCCATCTGTGTTGAAATCCTGTTGGCGCAGGGGGTGCATCTAAAGATGACGGTGGAGCCCAAACTTTTGGTCGAGATTGTTTTTCTCTAGTTTGACTCGCACGAGAAGTTTTTTTATCAGTACTCATATGCTTATACCTCCTTCGTGATTTTTAGTTGTTTCGCATATTCTTCAAGTGGCACTCCTAATTTTTTAGCGATTGCTACCTGTGATGAAGTGAGTCTCACAGTTTTTCTGCGACCAGTATTTGTACTTCGCTTCGCTGAAGCTACTGTTTGTACAGGTTTGGTCGTACTATCTCCCTTATCAGCATTATTAGCAAATTTATGGGGGAATTCAAGTCTTATTCTTTTATCTATTTCAGAATAATACTCATCACTTGAAGGGTCATAACCTTCTTCCTCAGTTAGTTTCTTATGAAGATCAAAAGCAGTATATGTCATAGCATTATCTTGTCCAAACCATGCATTTTTTGCCGCCCATTCCTCAGCCTTTGGATCTGGATTAGTTGTAGAAACATCCTGTCTTTGAAGATTTATGTTTGGTTGTGTTGTTGATTGTTGTTTTTTATACTCTTCTTGAGCAACTTTAGTTTCTTCAAGTTTAGCTTTTTTGTAACCTAATTCAGATATTGAAGTTAAAGCTTCTGATTCGGCTTTTAAATCATTGGCTTCTCTTGCGGCTGCAAGTCTAGCTTGAGCTGCCTGTATACCTGAAGTGATACTATCTTCTGTTGATTGAAGGTATCCTGGTTCAAGCTTAGAGATTTTTCTCTCAGCTTCTTCTTTTGCTTTTATTTGAGATTGAGCATAAGTTAAAGCCTCATCTTTCTGTCTCTCAGCTTCTCTCCATTTTTTGGTTAGTTTAGCTATTCTTCTTTGTACTCCTTCTGAGTATTCTTTTAATTCATCTTTCTCTTCTTTTTTCTCTTCTTGATCTTCTTTTTTATCAAGTTTCGTTTCTCTTTCATTTTCGTAAGTCTTATCTTCCGATACGGGCTCCACTGATTTAGTATCGCTCGTCTCAGTTGATTCAACTGGTGTTGTGTCAGTAGACTCCTCCTGATTTATTTCAACTTCAGTATCAGGACCGGATGTGTCTATGTCAACTGTTTTATTTTCTTCTTGCATAGTTTTCTCCTTCTATGTTTAAAATTGATGAAGTATATCTTCGGGGTTGGTGATTGTAGCTAATACTTCATCATCATTTAGCAATCTAACTTCGCCCCCGTCAATTTGTATTCGCGATCCGGCATAACGCGCAAAGATCACCCAGTCACCTTTTTTACACCAAGGTCCTTCTGGAAATTTTTCTTTATCATAACAATGTGGTCCCATTTCTAAAACAAGTCCACACGTAGATCCAACCTGTTGTCTTTCTAAAGTTTCTTGTCCTAAATATAATCCACCTTTAGTTTTATCCGACATTTTAAATGGAAGAATTAGCATTCTCCATCCAGTTGGTTTTGGTAATTTAGCTGATTCTTTTGTTTTTATACGCTCATAGGCATCAATTTCTTTTTTATCTTCTTTTTGATACTTATCTAATAGTGCTGATTTATTCTTTTGATTCGAATTGGATGATGTTGTCTGGTCCTTTATTATCATTTTTTTGCTCCTTTGGATTTAGCAGGATAGAGATTTCCTGTAATATATTTATATAGGCATGTGCCTGTCCCAACATATACTTATATTTTTCCATATTGTCAACAGCACCTGCCATCATGCTTTCTCCAACAGATTGATACTTATCCTTCAACTGTTTTTGAATTTTGTTAATTATAACAAGTTCTTCATTTAACATTATATTTTAAACTCCTGTAGTATTTTTAATTTTTCCTCTGCATTTGCAATCTTTTCAACTAACTTATCTACCTCTTCAATGTGTTGAGGATGTTCACCTATACCAACAGAATTGTTTAAATATATATGTATTGTTGCATCTGCTTCAGATATTTGTGCATTATACTTATCTTCAAGTGCTTTTAGTATTGCTCTTTTCATTTCTTCTTATAGTTTCCTTTCCTTTTTTAGCGATAGAAACAACTTTATTTTTTCCCATTACTTTAGCTCGTTGTTCCATTACTGTAAGTATTTGTATTTTTCTTGCAAAAGGTTTGTTGACACGCTTGACTTTTGCAACAGTTGCTCTTGCATCTGCTGGTGTTGCAAATTTTATCTTAACCGTATCTCTAGGGTTTTCGTCTGTGTAGAGTCTTCTACCAGAACCTTTAGGCTTTTTTCCCGTTCCCTTTTTTGGATCCGCCATGTAAGACTCCTTTCAAAGTTTTTGCTTGAGCTGCATGCGTCTTAGACGCTTTCTGCAAACCTTTCATAACTTTTTTTATTTTAGCTTTACTTTTTTTCATATTAACACTTCCATCTTCTACGAGCCTGACGAAGTCTTGAGTTGGGATCTTTTGCTGCTTTTGGAAACTTTTTCATTTGGCCGGCGCTTCTTGCGCAGAAGGACTTACGTCTCTTCGCAGCTTTTGATCCTGGCTTGACCTTGCCAGTGACCGCTGTTTTTAGTTTAGAGCCAGGATTTTCTCTTCTATATCGGGCGACCCCAGCTTTAGTCATCCCTGCTCCAGACTTTGTAGGTCTGAAATACTTTTTAGTTTTAGGAGGTTGTCGGTCTTGCTTTCTCACTAAATCATTCCTTTGTAATATTTTATATAACTAGGGTTAGATAAATTTACTCCTCCGTACTCACCTTTAATACTTCTTCCAATATATGTTTGCATGCTACCGCCTGTAGATGCTTTTTTTCTTTTAGGTGCAAACGTTGCAGCTCTACTAGGTGTAGGGCCTGTATTCGCTTTGGCTTGTTTTCTTCTTACGGCACCCGCACGCTGACCTTTGGTCATCGCTCTTGCTTTTGCAATGGGCACGCATTTTGGATAATTTTTTCTTTTTTCTCCACCACTTCTTCCACACTTCGGGTATGAACCATCCGGCCGCTTGTTTGCAATATCGACCCAGTTTTCTTTCACCCATGCTCTTAAACCTTTTTTCGCCATTATACACAGGCCGATCTTTTTCTTCTAGCTAATCCACCGACTCTATACGAATCACGCATCATTCCGCCACCCATAGCTTTTTTTCTTTTCTTTTTACCACCGGGTTTAATTTTACCGCTGCATACAGCAGATGCATACATGTTTGCATATGCCGAAGGATAGACCGAAAATTTTCTCTTCGCTGCGGCTTTACCTCTTGGACAAAGTTTTGCCATTACGCTCTCCCACCTTTTTTAGCAACCATTCTATTAGGATTAAAACCCATTTTTTTAATTGCTTCTTTTCCTTTTGCTGTCTTAGCCATTTTAGCTAAACCTTTATTTTTACTTTTACTTATTGGTTTACCATTTGATCCTTTTGAATATCCCATTCTACGGCCCATCATTCCGCCGCCCATCATTTTTTTTCTCATTATTTTTTTCCTCCCTTAAATATTTGTGTACCCTTTATACCATAAATGCTCGCAACGACAAGGATCCACAAATTTGTGAACCATGACGGGAGCTGCTGGAACTGTTCAAAGAACTGTTTAATCTTTTCTGATGCTCCCGGATCGTCCGAGAAGACCCCCCAAGCGATCACCAAAATTGGCAAAGTGAGAATTATCAAAACTGCCTCGTCTTTCCAGTCCGATTGTCTGGCTTCTAACAATTTACCTTGGTAAGCTTCTTCACCACGGGCTTGACGCTCCGCATGTAGTAACTGCGCTTCGGACATAGCCATTTTTGCTTTTTGTTTATTGGCGTATATCTTACTACCAGCATTTAAGGCAATTTTAAGCGCACTAAACCACATAATTAATAAGCTTTAGATTTTCTTTTCTTTTCCGGAAGCACAGCACCTTGACCTTGAACTTCTAATTCAGGATCTCCTGTACCTATTAAGTTAAAAGATTTGTCTGCAGTTGTTTTTGATCTTGGATCAGCTTCAACTTTTTGATCTTCAACTTTAACATCTTTAATGTTATCTAGTTTTTCCATTTTTTCTCCTTGTTTTTTGTTTACCGGCCTCAGATAAAGCAATTGCAATGGCTTGTTTACGTGATTTTACTTTTTTATCCGAACCACCAATATTAAGTTCACCTTTTTTGAACTTTTTCATTACCTTTTTAATCTTTTTTTCTGATTTTGTCATTTTTTTTCTTATTGTTTTCTTATGATGTTAATATTTGGCACCATTTGATCAGAATTAGGTAGTGTCTTACTTAAAATTGTCTTTTCAATTGATGTATTAGCTCTTAATTTTGCTAATTCTTCATTTTGATCTAGTTTTTCATCAGTGTTTGCTTGATTTAACATAGCTCTCATCTTGTCAAGGTCCATTCTTTCCTTACCTTCACGTTCTTTTCTAGCATTTTCTTGAGCTCTTAGGTCTAATTCTCTAGATCTTAGTTTTGCAATTGGATCATTATCAAACTGTGATGTAATTTTCTTCTCCTCATTCATAAACTCTTCCATCATCTCTGCAATCAGCACAGCTTTTCTTGCTTCAATCTTTTGTTGCATCTCTAAAATTTGCATTTGCATCTGTTGAGCCATCATAGGATTCTGTTGTATCTGCATTTGCATCTGTTGTAGCTGTTGTAATTCATTTCTAAACTCTAATTCAATCCTC